CGCCCTTGGCCTCGGCGATCTCGGCGGTGGCGCGTTGCTCACGGACCAAGACGTCGACGGCGCTGGACAGGCTCTTGATGCGGATGTCCCGCTCGCCGAGTTCGCCGGTGTGCTTCTCCAGCAGTTGCGCCTTGGCGTTCTCAAATTTCGTGTTGGCGATCTTGTCGGCTTCCTTCGCCGGATCGATGGCCTTCAGTTCCTCCAACTCGGACAGCGCCGCGCGGGCTTTCTCCGGGTCGAGGTCCTTGAACTTGACGACGTCGCGCTCGAGCCGTTCGCGCTGCGTCCGCTCCGAGCCGAGGGCTGACTTCAGGCCCTGCACATCTTCCAGCGCATAGCCGCCGACCGCTTCGACGCCGAGGACGAACTTGCCATCCTGTTCGGTGTAGTGCTCGCGCACGGCTTCGGGGGCGTCTTCCAGCTTTTCGAGAATAGCCTTGAGGGCCATGGTCTTCCGTCCTTCCCGGATGGGTGTTCGCGCATCCCGCGCTGGGGGTGGCCGGACGGGCTCACTCCGCCAGGCCCAGGCATCACGCAGAAGCGCTCAGCCAGTCTTCCGTCGGCGTTCCCAAGAGGGTTGCCGTCCAACCGGACATGGAACGCGCCCGGTTGGCGATGATCGGCAGGGCCTGTTGCCAGCCCGCTCTGTGTTCCGCGGCGCCGTCCCAGCGCTTGGGGTCGAAGAAGTGGCCGGCCTCGGGCGTCATCGGAACACCGCAGAGGACGGCGCGGTCAAAGCCGAGGTCGATCAGCGCGACCTTCAGGGCGAAGAGGCCGGACGATCCGCTGCGGGTCTGTCCGTCGAACAGGTAGCGGGTTGACCGATCGGAGAAGCCCTTCGGCTTGCCGTCGTCGCCCAGATGGCCCCAGGTGGCCTTGTGGTCGGACAGCCCCCGCGCGCGGCGCTGAACCAGCCAGGCGGGGAACTGATGCGAGTGCAGTGAGACCCAGGCATCCAGCACGCCCGGCCATGTCACGCCGGCATCGTTGCAGGCCACGGCGCCGTCGAACTCTCCAAGCTCAAGTGCGGCGTCGACGTCCTCCCAGACGGTTGCGGCGCCTCCGAGGACGAGCGCGGTCCTTAACGCCACGCCTCGGTAAGCCATGGCTCGCTGAGCTGATGCGGCTTCTCCTCGCCGTGGAAGTAGACGATGCGGGTGTCGCCGAGCCCCTTGGACTTCACGGCGCCCTTGTAGGACTGCACCTGGCCCGGAAAGAGGTCGTCGATGAAGACGTGGGGCTGCTTGCGCATCCAATCCATGTCGTTTTCGCCGCGCCAGTCGGTGAAAACCTGCTTCTTGCCGGCTGGGACCAGGCAGACGCCGTTGCAGGCCCGCGACAGTTGGTATGGGTCGCGAGGCAAGGCGATCAGATCCTCATTGAGACAGTAGGCCGCCAGATGGTCGATATTGCCCGTGATCACCGTGTCCAGGCCGCAGAGGATCATCGGCACGCCCATCTCGAAGGGCTGGACGCAATCCCCGTAGCCGGGGCGGTGAGAGGCGATCTGGAGGTGCTCGATCGGCTCGCGAAAGCCGCGCACCCGGTCGACGTAGCAGACGAACCGGAACGGCTGCGTCAGGTTGCGGTTGAAGCCACGATAGAGCTTCTCGACCCAGGTCTCGTCGTACATGCGCGAGAACGACTGGCTGTTGGCGTTGGCCTGCCACAGGAGGGTTGCGACGGTGATCATCAGCACGGCTTTCTCTCGCCGCGCTCGTAGAACTCCCGCTGGTCTAGCGAGTGGTGGACGAGTACGCCTTCATCATCCGACGGCGAGCACCAGCAACCCTCGCCGTCGTCGTGCTCGCGGAGGTCGCCGATTGGTTTGACCTCGGGCGGGTCAGCAAGTCCGACCCAGCCACTCATCCGCAGGCCCGCATCCGGCGCGTCGTCCAGGCGGACTTGATCTCAACCAGGTCACGGTCGCGGGTGAAGAGGTGACCGGCGGGTACGTCGCAGGTCACCACGGCGCCCGCAGCGATCATCGCGCCCTCGCCGATCGTCACGCCGGGTAGGATCACCGCGTTCGCCCCGATGCTGGCGCGATTTCCGACCCGGATAACCACCAGGGACCCGTCACGAAGCGCCTCGGCGTCGAAGCCGTCCTTGTCCGTCGTGGGCCAGGCGTCGTTCGCGAAGGTGACGCTGGGGCCGATGAACACGTCGTCGCCGATCACGAAGCCTGGCCCGATAGCGCAGTGCATGCCGATGCTGCAGCGGTCGCCGATGATCGGCCCATCCAGAAGCGCGAACGGCGAGATCGTGCAGTCCTTGCCAATGACCGTTCCGCGGGTGATCGAGGCGAACTGCCAGACCTTGGTGCGGTCACCGACGCCCGAATCGACGACGTGGGCCAGCGGATGGATGAAGGCCGGTTCGATCACGCCGCGGCCTGCTGTGGATCGTTGGCCGGCGGTGCGTTGGGATCGAGCGGCGCCAGGACCGGCGGTGGCGGCGGTTCAGCGGCGGCCTCTTCCTCCAGCCGCTTCTTCTCCTCGTCCGGGTCGAAGTCAGCGGAGAGCACGTTGCGGCGCTGCATCTCCTCCCAGTAGGTCAGGCGGGACAGGTCGCGGGCCTTGCGGGCGGCGTTTAGGCTGTCGATGCCCTTGTCGTCGTCCATGTCGATGCCGAAGTCGGTGAAGACCCGAACCGTCGGCGCCGCGGCCTCCTTCAGCCACATCGCGGTGAGCACGAAAGCCTGTTCGAGCGCGTCCTTGAGGTTCAGCGCCCACGCCTGGATCGCGGAGTTGCCCTTCTGCGCAGCGAAGGCGGTCGTCACCACAGTGAGATTGCCAGTTTGCGCGGTGAGAGGCTGGCGGCCGAGCTCGCGAAGCTGCTGCTCGGTGTTCTTCACGTCCTCCGCAAGGAACTTCAGGCTTTCGGCGGACGGCTCGATGAAGATCCACTCGCCGACGACGGCCGAGTTTCCCGTGGGCGTGGCCGGCGCATAGAGGACCGAGCGCGGGCCGACCGGCACAGCCTTTGGCCTTCCGCCCTCCATCTCGGGCGTGACGCCGTTGCCGGCCAGCATCGGGAAGGCGGTCAGCTCCTTGATCGACTTGAGCGCCGTCTCCTGCTGATAGTGCTCGACCTGCAGGAAGGCCGCATCGCGGAGCGGCGGGACGAAGCGCCAAGACCCGCCCTTTCGGCGGCCGGTGATGAACGGCGCGAGCGGGATGACGCCGATGGTGATCGGGCCGCTGTCGACGATCACCCAGTCCGAGCCGGACTTTCCGTCTGTAGTCTCGCGCTCGTAGACCTCGAAGGTGGCGGGCGCGTAGCCCACGATGCGATCGAAGGCGTCGACGACGGGCTCTCGGTTCAGAACGCGGATACGCTCGATACAGACCTCTTCGAAGCCGGCGCGCTTGGTCACGTCCTCGCGGATGCGCGCGTGCACGAACAGCTCTTGGCCGGCCACAACGTCGGTGTAGACCGCCAGCACGCGCTTGGCCGGGATGTGCACCCAGTAGGGGCGCAAGCCCTGCAACTGCTCCTGCTTGAGGCTGAGCGGCGAACCGTCCTCGTTCGGCCTGGCCTTGGTGAACTCCACCATGATCCAGTCGACGGCGTTGTTGANCCCNTCGAAGAAGGTGTNCGAGGCGAAGACGTGNAGGTTGTTNCCNCGNCCNTCGATGTCNTCGGNNAGCGTCNTGGAACCGCNGNNNCGCNCCCTCNTCCAGCGCNACNTCNTCNGCGAACGGCTTGGCGGCGAGGTTCGACACGATGTCGGCGTAGATGTTGGTGAACTTGGCGTTGGACAGGCGGTACTCGTAGTCATCGTCCGTCTCGTTCGGGAACTGCGGCAGGTAGTCCTGGCCCGCCTTCTTCATGGCGTCGGCGCCGTCCAGGATCGTCTCCACCATGCACCAGTAGGCGAGCATGTGGTCGTGGTCGGACGAGGTTTGGTCCGGGCCGATGCGTTCCGCCATGATCAGCCTCGCGCGCTGTAGGTGCCGAAGAGGGCGGGGACCACGTCGCGACGCCTCACCATCGGACCGACCGCATAGCGAATGGCGTCGATGTAGTGGTTGTGGGCGTCGACAATGTCGGAGCGGATGTCCCCGCTGAGCCGGTCAACCTTGAAGCTGTACAGGCGGAACTCGCGGGCGGTCTGCGGGCAATCGGGGTGGATGACGACGCCCGCAAACGACTTGATGAACTCCACGCCGTCCTCGACGCTGCCTTTCCACTTCTCGACCGCAGCGATCTGCGGCAGGCCGTGGCGGCGCAGATAGCTGATGCTCTCCGGTCGCGCGTTGTCCGCCCGCGTGACGACGCCCTGGAAGTCGGGGATGCGCTCGCCGATGAACTCGGCGGTCTCATCAAGTTCGAGCTTCGTGCGGCCCGCCTCGTTTCGGATCCACAGTCGGCCATCGTAGATGTAGCATCGAACCGCAGCGGTCGGGTCCTGGGCGAAGCCGAAGTCGAGCCCTTGATAGGGACCGTCCCAATCCTGCGCCGGCTCGAACTCCTCGACGGTCGCCTTGCCGGCGAACACCTGCGCATCGGTGAGGGTGAGGAACTCGCCACCCCAGACGTGATCGTAGGTCTCTGGCCTGAGCCGCTGATCCTCAAGCCGCTGCTTGTTCAGGATGCTGGGAAACCACGGGTTGTCCGACCAATTCACCGTCGAGACGATGCAGTCGTCCGGCGGATCGGCGACGAAGCGTTTGTGCGTGGCGCTTTCCGGGCTCTCCGGATTGTAGCTGATCCAGTTCTCTACGTGCCAAGGCTGGCCCGAGACCTCGCCCTCCTCGCGAAGGGTGTTGACCAGCTTGCGCCAGGCGGCCTCCGAAACCGCTTCGCCCTCATCGGTCCAGTTGCCGATGATCCGGGCCTTGGACTTGATGCTGTCCAGGTTGTGGCGCAGGCCAGCGAAGGCGTAGCTGATCCGGCGGTTGCGGGTGCGGATGTACTTCTCGCCGATGTCGAAATAGGCGGCCAGCCACGGCTCGGATCGGATCGCCGCCTTGATCTCCTCCATGGAGGATTCGTCGAGACTGTTCAGGTGCTCGCGGCTGGCGAGGAAGACGCCCTGCACGCCCAACTCGGCGAGTTGGTAGATGCGGATCGCCGACCGCTTGGCGAGGCCTCGGGTCTTTCCTGAACCCCGCCCGCCCTTGAAGACCCGCGTCCGCGCCGGCTTGGCGAAGTTCCGCGTGATCTTCGGGAGCTCTTCAATCGTCGCCCGCATCTGGCGCCACGAACTCGATCACGGTCGGCATGGGCGACATCGTGCCGTCGCTTGAGGTGTGGTCGAGCCGGTCGGTGAACATGCCGAGGTGACGCCCGATCTCGACGAGCGCGCCCTTCTTGTCGTGGAACTTGATCCGAACGCCCTCTTTCGTCTGCGCAACCTCTGCGATGGCCCCCGCGGTCTCGTCGTCAAGCTCCGCGCTGTCGGCGAGTTCGATGCTGGTGATGAAGTAGGCGTCAGTGCCGTCGTCACCCTCGCGCCGTCGCTTCAGCGCCCCGCCATGCGGTTGTTCCTCAAGCATCTCCGTCGCTGTCATGACGGCATCTTCGGGTCGCTCCACGAAGCGACTGCCCCATCTCACCGCCTTGCGGATGTCGGAGAATCCGATCTTGGCCAGCTCGCGAAGCACCCGGTCGACCGTGATCTCGGCGCGTTCAGCGCCACGGCCTAGGATTTCGGCTACCCGGGCCGCGATGCTTTCTTTTGCTTTCAGCCGGATCGCGTTTCCCCGGTTGGCCTTGAACCCTGCCGTCTCGTAGGCAGCGTCGGCCGTGGCGCCCTTCGCCAGTTCCTGC